GAGACATTACACTAATGGCAATTGAAAACACAACACCAGTCAATCCAGACAAACCCACTACAGTTAACGAACAAGAATTAGAACAAGTCCTAGATATAACTCAAAGAGACGGTGATTTTGAAATCTTAGAAGATGGCTCTGCTGTATTACAAGATGGCGAAGAAGAAATGTATGAAACAGGATCAGATGATAACTTAGCTGATTTTATAGATGAAGCTACACTCGGACGTATCTCAAGTGATCTATTAGCAAGTATAGAAAAAGATAAATCAACAAGACAAGATTGGGAAAAGACTTATACGGATGGTCTCAAATACTTAGGTATGAAGTTTGATGAAGATAGGAGTGAGCCTTTTGCTGGTGCTTCTGGTGTCATACATCCTCTGCTAGGTGAAGCAGTCACACAATTTCAAGCACAAGCATATAAAGAATTATTGCCTGCGGGTGGCCCAGTTAAGACACAAATTATTGGTGAATACAACTCTAATATAGAAAGCCAAGCACAAAGAGTTCGTGAGTTTATGAACTACCAGATAGTGCATAAAATGGAAGAGTACGATGAAGAGCTTGATCAATTGTTGTTTTACTTACCTTTAGCTGGTTCTGCTTTCAAAAAAGTTTATTACGATGAAAGCCTTGGTCGTGCTGTATCTAAATTTGTTGCACCAGAGGATTTAATAGTTCCTTATTATGCTACAGAGCTAGAAACATGTGGGCGTATCACTAATGTTATCAAGATGTCAGAAAATGAAGTTAAGAAATTGCAAGCTTCAGGTTTTTATAGAAACGTAAATTTATCCTTGAGTGGTGACGTCGAAGTTAATTCAGAAGTACAACAAGAGATAGATAATTTATCTGGTCAAGAGCCTTCTTACGATGATACTGAAGTAGCTGTTATTTATGAAGTTCATACAGATTTAGACCTAGAAGGTTTTGAAGATATGAATGAAGATGGTCCGACTGGTATCAAATTACCGTATATAGTCACTATAGATTTGTCTAGCAACAAGGTTCTGTCTATAAGAAGAAACTTTAAAGAGAACGATGAGTTGAAAAATAAAATAGAATACTTTGTTCATTTTAAATTTTTACCTGGTTTAGGATTCTACGGTTTTGGCTTGACACATATGATTGGTGGTCTTTCCAAAGCGTCCACGTCTATATTAAGGCAATTGATAGATGCAGGTACCCTTGCTAACCTACCTGCTGGGTTTAAGACAAGAGGTATAAGAATAAGAGATGAAGATACTCCTATTCAGCCTGGAGAGTTTCGTGATGTGGACGCCCCCGGTGGTAGCTTGAGTGACTCTATACAGCCTCTACCTTTCAAAGAGCCTAGTAATACTTTGCTATCTCTATTAGGTATATTAGTAGACTCAGGACAAAAATTTGCTTCTATAGCTGAGATTAATGTAGGTCAAGGCAATCCATCAGCTCCAGTAGGAACTACCTTAGCTTTATTAGAACGATCTACAAAGGTTCTATCTGCAATACATAAAAGATTACATAACGCACAAAAGAAAGAATTCAGATTACTTTCAGATTTGTTCAAAGATTATTTACCGCCAGAATACCCATATCAAGTTGAAGGCGGTATGAATCAAATCAAAGCACAAGACTTTGATGAGAAAGTAGATATTATGCCTATTTCTAATCCTGATATATTTTCTACTTCACAAAGAATTGCTATGGCACAAGAAATGATGCAATTAGTGCAATCTAATCCTGAGATACATGGACCAGGTGGCATATATGAAGCATATCGAAGAATGTATGCTGCTATTGGTATAGATAATATAGATTCTATTTTAAAACCACCCCCATCAGATCAACCTACACCTATGGATGCAGGTAAAGAAAACAATATGTTATTGATGGGACAACCAGCACGTGCTTTCAAACAACAAAATCATGATGCTCATATCGCTGCTCATACGGCTATTCTCAAAACACCACCTGTGCAATCTAATGCTATGGTGCAAGCTTTAATACATGCACACATTATGGAACACTTACAAATGAAAGCAGATATTATGGCTGAACAATCTATGCCTCCTGAAGCTCAAGAACAATATCAAGGTCTGATGGCACAAGCACAAAATGCAAGTCAAAAAGAAGCTGCTGCAATTCAAATGCAAGCTACAGATATTTTAGCTGGTTTTTCAGCACCTATTTATGCAGAACTTGTTACTGCATTTAGTGAAGCTACAAGCGGTCCTGTAGATGAAGATCCTTTAGTCGCTTTAAGAAGACAAGAAATTGCACTAAAAGGTCAAGAACTAGCCTTAGAAAATCAACAGTTCCAAGCAGATCAAAAGAGAAAAATGGAAGACTCATTAAGGAGAGATCAAATAGATCGTGAAAGAATCGATACGCAAGAAAATATAGCTTTAATGAAAGATGAGACGACAAAAGATAGATTAGAACAGCAAAGAGATTTAAAAATGTTAGACTTGAGGAATAAATAAGTTAGTATAGAATCAAATTATGAAAGTAATGAAAGAAAAACAAAGCTACAGCAATAAAGGTAATGTACCTCTAAAGGTTACAAAAAGTGTTTCTGTTACTACCAAACCAGAACCAGGAATGGGTAAGGGTAAGGCAAGAGGAACAGGTATTGCTGAATTCGGCACTAAGTTTTCTGGCGTTTATTGATGTCAGTAATTTGGGTAAAAGACAAGTTGTCTAAATATTTACATGAATCTCGTGAAAATATTAATGACACAATATTGGGTGGTGTTAAAGACATGAGCCAATTAGAATATCTACGTGGACAATATACAGCTCTGGTTCAAGTAGAGAATGAATTAAGGGAGCTGCTTGGAAAAGTAATAGAAGATGACGAAGACGAACAAAGTGGTCATTCCTGATCACGTAGCAAAAGAAATCGAAAAAGAAAATGCTTCAATATCTAAAACTGTTCAAAAGACAGGTGAAGATGTTGAAAAGGCCTATGTTGATCCTGGTGTCAAGGTACTAGACCCCACTCTGCTCGACAAATCAGCTTTAGAAAGAATGCCAACACCAACAGGGTGGCGTATGTTAATATTGCCATTTTCAGGTATGGGTATGTCTAAAGGTGGCATCATTATGACAAAAGATACGGTTGATCGTGAAAGACTTTCAACGGTATGTGCTTATGTGGTAAAGATGGGTCCGCTTTGTTATCAAGATGCTAAGTTTGGTAACAAGGCTTGGTGTAAAGAAAAACAATGGGTATTGATTGGCCGTTATGCTGGTGCCAGATTCAAGCTTGGTGATGATGCAGAATGCAGAATTATTAATGATGATGAAGTAATAGCAACTATTCACGATCCAACCGATATCGTTGCAGTATAGGAGGATATATGAACGAAGAAGTAAAAAATGAAAACCTTGACAATGTTGAAGAAGGTCAAGTTGTAGAGCTAGAAGAAACTCCACAACCTGAAAATGAAGATGTTGCCGAAACGGTTTCTGATGTTGAATCTACAGAAGAAGTTGCTGAAAAACCAGAAGAAGATGAGTTAGCAGGTTATTCTGATAAAGTTCAAAAACGTATAAATAGTCTTACTCGTAAATTAAGAGAAGCTGAAAGAGCTAGTGAAAGTGCCTTTAATATGGCTAATAATCTTAAAAATGAAAACGATGTATTGAAAAAAAGTGCTACTGGTAATCAACAGTATGCTATAAATGAAAAAGAAGGTAGATTAGAATCTCAAAAAGTACAAGCACAATCGGCCCTGAAACAAGCACTTATAGATCAAGATCATGACAAGATTGTTAAGGCTCAAGATATTTTGTCTCAATTGGCTGTTGAAGAATCTAATGTAAGAAATACAAAACAAAAATTGCAAGAAGAAAATATAGCAATTCAACAACCTGTAAGAGAAACACAACAAACACCTCAACAACAACCAGATCCTAAAGCTCAAGCTTGGGCTAAAAAGAATGAATGGTTTGGAGAAGACAGGGTTATGACAATGGCAACTTTTGGTATACATGAAGATCTTGTTGATCAAGGATTTGATCCTAACTCAAATGAATACTATACTGAAGTTGATAAAAGGTTGAGGAATGAATTTCCTACCAAGTTTCAATCAGAAGATGGAACAGGTACAGAAACACAAAAACCACAACAAAAAGTAGCTTCAGCAGCCAGAAACACACAAGGTTCTGGAGGTAAACGTAAAGTTAAACTTTCACCATCTGAGGTGCAAATGGCTAAGAAGTTAAACGTACCACTTAATGAGTACGCAAAATTCGTAAAAAGGTAATAGATATGGATAGAGACGATAAGGGAAGGTTTTTAAAACCTGAAAATGACAGAGTAACCCGCTCTGCTGATACTCGTGCAAAAGACGTAGCACGCAAACCTTGGGCTCCACCGAGCACATTGGATACTCCACCCGCCCCTGAAGGCTATGTCTACAGGTGGATAAGGGCAGAGACTTTAAATCAAGAAGATAGGAAGAATGTAATGTCTAGACTTCGTGAAGGTTTCGAACTTGTTCGAGCTGAAGAGGTCACAGATTTTGAGCTTCCTAGCATCATGGATGGAAAGCATGCAGGAGTAATTGGTGTAGGTGGGCTTTTATTAGCTAAGATTCCAGTAGAGACAAGAGAAGAACGTAACTCTTATTATCAGGACAGAAGCAGAACTATGCAGGAAGCCATTGATAATGATCTATTGAAAGAATCTGATGCTCGTTCTCCAATTATGTCTCCGAGGAGAACTTCTTCAGTAACATTCGGGGGCGGTAAACGTAAATAATAATTAAGGAAAAATATTATGGCAAACCCAGATAAACCTAATGGCTTTAAGATTGTTGGT